ATGAGCCTCTTCGAGGATGTCGTCGAGGTCCACTACGAGGCAGCCACTCACCGCGACCACGTCACCGGCCCGTGCGAGATCGACACGGTCGTCGACGCGCTCCAGGAAGTGACGCCGCAGCATCGCGACGACGCGGTCGTCATCCTCGACCGGCGGTCGGCCGCGGCGATCAGCGAGCGGCTCGGCGACGACGTTCACGTACCGCGTGAGGATCCACTCATCCCCCGAGCGCACGCCGGTCTTGTCCCGAAGCGCATCGAGCGGGCACTGGATGACGAGACGATGGTCTTCGCTGAAGAGCGATCGTCGCGCTTCGGCCTCGTGATGGATCCGAGCTGCGTAACCTACGACAACGAGGTGATCGACCCGGCGGGCGTCGTCGGGATCTCGTGGGTGGTGGTCGACGGTGAGTGAGGCACCCGACTGCGAGAACTGCGAGACGAATCTCCTCGTCGGCGGTGCGGAGGGGCCGTACTTCCGCTGGCGGTGTCACGGTTGTGGCGACCGCTGGGGTGAGCTCCCAACCGAGCCGATCGCCTACGAGGCCGTCGACCAGTGGTTTGAGTCGCGGTCACCGGACGGAACTCGACTACACACTGACCGCAACTGTCCGTCGACCGACGCTATCCTCACCCACACACCGGCGGAAGCACGGGAGAACCGCCATACTCGGTGCCTCACCTGCGGCCACAAGGTGATCGACGATGAGTGAGCGCTACCCGGATGAGGTCGTCGAGGCGGTCGCGAAGAAGTGGCGCATCCCGAAGCCCGAGGCACGCCGACTTCTCGCGACGATTGATATGGAGGTGGGGGCGTGAGCGAGACACTCGACATTACGGACCTGCCGCGGCCGAAACGGGAGGCGCTCGCCGAACTCCCGCCCACGGCGACGGTCGTCTACATGTATCTCTGCAACCAGTCCGGCCCACGGACACTTCGACAGATCGCCTACGAGACGGCCCGTCCGCGGAAGTCTGTCCATCGCGCGCTCCGAACGCTCCACGATGAGGAGCTCATCGACTGCTCGCCGAGACACACCGATCCGCCAGCATCAGAGTGGAAAATCTCCGGGATGTCACAATGACACAGTACGGTCGGTATAAGCGTGGGGACAAGCAACAGTCGGGTGACGACGCATCGCCACCCGATCCCGAGCCCGCGAGGGCGATGACAGGGTCAGTCCAACAGCCGCGCGCTTCTCCCAGTTTCCCGATGTCCACTACGCAACAGTCACTCGACGAGTTCGCGAGCCATCGTGATGTCGTCCCAGGCCGCGCCTTCGAGCGCTACCTCTGGACCAACCCCGAGGTCTGCTCGGAGTGCTTCGCTCGGGTCCGAACCGAACACGAGCTCACCGTCGACGACTGGGGGAATACGGTCTCCGAGCTCAACCGCTCGGGTTCGGGCATCCAGGGGTACGACAACGTCAACGGCGGCGGCGTGTACCTCCCGCGGACGTTCTGCGAAGAGTGCGGCGGCCGGGGGCGTGCCGATCCCGACCCCGACTCGAAGCTGCAGGCGACGCGCCGGGCCTCCCGCATCGGCGATCGCCTCGAGGAGCAGGACATCGCCGTCGACCGGCCGGCACTCCGCCGAGCGGTTCGGAAGCTGAAGGCCAAACCCGAGCTCGTCGGACTCGACAAGGAGATCTACGAGGGCGCGACGAAGATCGCCGTCCGGAGGGCGCAGCGATGAGCCCCTCGCAGTACGATCGCGTCCGGTTCGACTTCGGCGGTCGCGAGCTCGAGGGCGACGTGGACGAGTATCTCGCCGCCGGCACCGTCTCCGGGCCCGACGGACTCCTGGTCGTCGACGTCGACGGCGAGCGCTACCGGGTTGCAGAGTCAGACGCCGAGTCACTGGGGTAGGCCCCAGACGCGGGTTCAACTCCCGCGGGTGGCCTTCCCCGAGGGCGTGGTCGACGTCGACGTTCTCGACGCGAGGCCAGGTCAGCGCCCGAGGGGAGCGTACCGAACCACGAGTGGCCGGCAGCACCTCCTGCGATGAGCGGCGATCGTGTTCCATTCTCGTCTCCGATGCTGTCACGAGCAAACTGACAAGTCCGGCCACCTTGCGGCGCCACTGGTTGTGGTCACGGACGGCCCTATGGGCTCGGGCGAAACCAAAGCCTGAGACGGGCCCACCCCGTGCCGGGTTCGATTCCCGGCGTCGCGCTCGAACTGTCTGATTATGGCAACCGATGATCGTAGCTACCCGAGTCGAGGGCACAGCGGGCTCCGGCAGGAGATCTGCCGGTACAACGCCGCCCTCGACGCTCGACTACAGCACCGCTGGGGGATCTCCGTGAAGGTCTGGAAGGTTCTCCGAGCAACGACCGACCTCGTCGCCGTCATGTTCGCCGGCTACGCGATGTTCCTCGGCGCCGATCCTGGCGTCGCACTGCTCGTGATCGCCGCGGTCGTCGTCGGCGTCGAAGCCGTCGAGGCGATCGTCGCCCAGGGGGAGGAGAATACGGCGGGCTGACCCCTACTTGTCCGACGCCGTGACACACGCTCGACGTCGATCTCGTCGTCGACGCTGTCTCCGCTCGCCCCTACTTAAAGTATAAATCCGTTTCGAACGCTGCAGAACGCTTCCTCACCCATGTCCACCCGCGACCGACGTGTCACGCTCGCCCTGAAGTGGCACTATCTCGACAACCTCGACGTCGACCAGATACGGGAGCGCTTCGAGGAGGAAGGCATTGGCTCGTACGCGGCGTCGACGGTCCGGAAGTACCTCAACGAGGAGCCGAAGGAAGCGGTCATCGAGCAGATCGAGGCGGAGCACGCCGACGTTCGCCTGCAGATCGCCGAGCGGGAAGAGCGGATGTACAAGCGAGCTCGCGAGAGCGAGACGAAGGCGACCGACGACGAGCCCATCCGGCGTACGGTGCCGAAGACTAACACCGTCCCCGCGGACCGGGAGAGCCCGATGTCGTGGCCGGCGTGGGAACTCGTCGAGCCTGGAGATCCCGATCGCCCCGAGTGGGCCGAGGAGCGCGACATCGTGATCCGGTTCGACGACGAGCAACGGACGCAGGTGCGGCCCGGAGAGCGCTACCCGCTTCGAGCGATCGACGGCTCGCCGACGTACACGACCGAGATGGTCGGCCTCGAGCGTGACGTCGACGACCTCAAACAGCAGGCGATGGCGCGCCAAGAGCAGTCCCAACACCTCCAGGCGAAGGGCGATGTCCTCGGCGTGTACTCCGAGAAGATCGAACTAGAGGGCGACCTCGAACACAGCGGCGGGTTCGACGTGTCGATCACTCACCACCGCGTCACTGAGGAGGACACCGATGTCGATAACGAGTGAGGGCGTCGCGGTCGACACCACGGACGGCACCCTCGATCTCGACTGGGGCTTCTGGGACGCCCAGCTGGACGCGATCGCGGCGCTGGAGTCGGGCGAGTACGACGTCGTCAACTTCCGCGGCGGGTACGGCTCCGGGAAGACGATCCTCGGCTCGCGGTGGATCATGGAGAAGGCGACGGAGGTCGCCGGCTCCGACAACCTGATCATCGCACCCGACTCCCAGAAGGGTGGCCCGACGACGTACAAGGTCTTCTTCGAGGAGCTTCCGGGCGAGGATACCGTCCCCGACGAGGGTGGCGATCCGGAGAACTCGCCGTTCGTCGCCGAGTACAACCGCAACGAGCGCCGGATCACGTGGTTCAACGGCTCCGTGGTCCGCCTCGGGAGCGCCGACGTCTGGAACCGGTACGCCGGCGGGGAGTTCAACGCCATCTGGTGCGACGAGGTCGCTCACTACGAGCACACCAATATCTTCGACCTCAACCGGATGCTGCTCTCGCGGCAGCGCACTCGCGACGGACCGAACGTCACGCTATGGACGTCGACCGGGAACGGGTACAACCAGTATCACGAGTTCGTCGAGCTCCAGGAGACGCCGGACGGCGATGACCTTCCGACCCGTCTGATCAACGTCGTCGCCGACTCGCGGAACAACCCGTTCCTCCCAGAGAAGGAGAAACTGATCCGTCAGTTTGAGGGGACTGCCAAAGAGGATCAGGGCCTCGCCGGCGGCTTCGCGGCCGCCGAGGGGCTCGTCTACTCGGCGTTCTCTCGTCCCACGCACGTCCGGGAGCGGGACGACGTCGAGCTCCGAAGCAACTGGCGGCTCTACGGGTACGACTACGGGTTCAAAGATCCGCGCGTTCTCCTCGAGATTGGCAAGACGCCGGCGGACCAGTACGTCGTGCTCGACTCCTACTACGAGAGCCAGCAGCCTGTCGAGCACCTCATCGATCCGAGTGACGGCTCGGGATGGATGCTCCGCGAGGAGAAGCCCGTGGGCGAGCTCTACTCCGACCACGAGCCCGAGCACATCCACAAGTTCCGCGACGCCGGCTACGACGCCCATGCTGCGACGAAGGACCTCGACGAGGGTATCAACGAGGTGCGGAGCGTCCTCGACACCGATGTTGACGGCCGTCCGGGACTCATCGTCCTCGAGGACTGCACGGAGCTGATCAAGGAGTTCCAGAGCTACAAGGAGGTCGACGTCGGGACGAGCCGGGCGACAGACCACGGGATCGACGCGCTCCGATACGCCATCATGGGCGACCGGTACGTCGAGGAGGACGACGGCAACTGCGGTTCGGGGACCTGGTAACCATGACTGACGAGACTACCGAGACGCAGGAGGCGACGGGCGCATCGAGCGGTGAGGGTGGCCACACCGGCGACGACGCGGGGCCGGTGATGGAGCTCACGGCCGCCCAGATGTTCGACACCCAGATGCGGGAGATGCTGGCCGCCACGCTCGGCGAGAACATCCCCGGCAGCTCCGATCACAACAAGCCGGACTACTACGATGTCTTCGAGTGGGACCCCAACCCCTCGACTCGTGACTTCTACGCCCTCGCGCTACGCAACCCGTACGCCTTCGCCGTGACGTTCTTGCCGGCGTCGACGTCGTGGCGCAACCCGCCGCGGATCGTCGACGACGCCGAGGTCGAAGGGGGATCGGGGTTCGAAGACGACGTCGAGGAGATCGTCCGTGAGGTGGATCTCTGGGACTACGGGAAGCGGGCCGACAAGCTCGCGGGGATCGGCGACTTCGGCGTCCTCGTCCTCCAGTTCGACGACATCGAGAACCCGAACAACTTCGACCAGGAGGTCAGCGGCGCCGAGAACCTCGTCGGCCTCCGGCCGTTCTCCCGGCTCTCGATCGAGAAGGTCACGCTCGGCGGGCCGACATCGAGTCGGTGGGGGGAGCCGCTGAAGTACAAGCTCGACCTCTCGGACGAGAACGACCAGGAGACGGACTTTGAGACTGAGGGCGATGACGATAACGAGGAGATCTGGGTCCACCACAGTCGAGTGATCCACATCCCTGCGACGGAGCCGCTCGACGATGAGATCCGGGCCCCGCCGCGCCAGCAGCCGGTCTACAACAACATCATCGACATCGAGCGTGCGCTTGGCTCGTCCGGTGAGCTCGCGTATCGGGCGTCTGCGTGGGGGATCAACGTCAACATCGACAAGGACTACAGCCTCGAAGAGGGCGGCTCCGAGCTCCAAGAACACCTCCACCGCTGGCAGCAGGGTCTTGAGCAGGTCCTCCGAACTCACGGCGCGGACGAGGTGAAGTCGCTCGGCGGCGAGGAGATCGACCCGTCGAACATCATCGATCCGAACATCGAGGCGATCAGCTCGTACCTCGGGATCCCGCAGTCGGTCCTCAAAGGGAACGAGACTGGCGAGCGCGCCACCACCCAGGATCTGACTGAGTGGTACGGCCAGATCCAAGAGCGGCGTGAGGAGTACGTCACGCCGCGGATCGTCCGGGCGCTGATCGACCGGCTCATCAAGCACAACATCATCAGCGCGCCGGACCAGGGGCAGCATTCGTACAGCGTGGAGTGGGACCCGCTCCACGAGATGAGCGCGCAGCAGATCGCCGAGACCGAGAACCAACGGGCGGAGGTCCTCGAACGGATCGCGGTCGAGCTCGGGCTGGATCGCCAGCAGATGGTGGACTACCTCCGTGACGGGACGCTCCCGAACGAGGTCTCGACGGTCGACGACGACGTCGCCGAGCTAGAAGACGCGGAGGCGTCCGCCTCAGAAGTAGCGTCGGTCGAAGAGATGGCCGATGAGTACGGGCCGGCTGGTGGCACGGTCGCCACCGATGGCGGAGGTGATCCTGATGCCGACTGACTGCTCGTTCGATGACTGCGAGAACACCACCCTCGCTGTCTTCGGTGGCGATGCGGTGTGTGTAGACTGCACCGGGCGCCTTCAGCGAGGGGAGACACCGTCATGACACCGAGCTCGTCTCGGGAGCGCCACCCCGATCGCTGTGCGTGTCACGCCTGCCGGGCCGGCGGCGAGCTCGCAGCGGCGACGCCAAACTCGGAGCTGGCGCTCGAACAGTCTGGCCGGCTCGATCCGACCGGGACGACGACTATCCAACGGGAGCTCGCCCGCCTCCTCCGTGGCCGGTTCGCGGATCTGAACGCTGAGGTCCGGCGCCGGATCGTCGAGGAAGACGTCTTCGGGCTCAACGGCGACGGCGCGTGGGCCGACGCCCCTCGTGAGGCGCAGCTGATGCGCTTCGAGGACTGGTTCGACGACGTCGCCGATCGAGTCGTCCTCAAGGACATGGACGGCGAAGAGATCCGGGCGTATCTGGTTCGGGCGGCCGAACGCGGGATCCGCGACGGTCATGCCGATCTCCGGGAGTTCGGTGTCGACACCGACGACGTCGACGACGTCGTTCAGCAGGATACTGTCCAGACGCAACTCGACGACGTGCAGGACGAGCTCGGAACGCGCGTCGGGCGAGCGGTCAACGATTTCGGGAGCGACGCCCGACGGCTCGCGAATGCGGGCCTCGCGACCGGTGTTGCCCGCCGGCAGCTGGCGGCCGACATCGGGGAGCGGGCCAGCGTGTACCAGTCTCACGTAACCACACAGGCGTCTGGAGAGGTCGTCAACCAGTACAACACGACGCAGTTGACGGCGTACGACCGCGTCGATGCGGAGGTCGACCTCCAGGTCGACGTTGAGTACGTCGACGCCGGCGACGAAAAGGTGTGTCAGCGCTGTCTCGCGCTATCGAGTCAGAACTGGACACTGGAGCGGGCCCAACAGGAACAGCCGATCCCGCAGCACGATGGCTGCCGTTGCCGGTTCTCCGTAACTGACGTCCGGAAGATGTTCTAGCAGCTCCAGGCCGATGACCTCCGTTCGAATCCACGCGAGAGCGTGAGGGGCGAGGACCTGGGGCCGATACGACTCATGAAGAACGACAACCAAGACCTGCGGGTGTCGGCCCGATCGGCACGGCTCACCGCAGGGATCGATGACGAGAGTGATGGCCCGCCGTGGCACTTCGGCGGGATCGCGGTCGCTGCCGGAGACGTCCTCCACATGGATGACGGGACACGCGTCCTGTTCGCCGGTGAGGAGCTCCAGAAAGCGGCCGAGACACAAGCTGGGGAACCGCTCACTCGGGACCACCCCGAGGACAACAACGGCCGTGCGAAGTACCCGCCGGACACCGACGAGACCTACGGCAAGGTCCAGAAGTCCGGGTGGGTCGCGACCGCTGAAGGTGTCGGCTACGAGGCGACGACCCACGATGAGGACATCGCCCGCGGCGTCCAGGCCGGCAGCTACGAGGTGAGCGTTCACCCCTTCTTCGACACTGAGCCGTACGACGGCGACGAGGCCGACGTTAAGGCGACGAACATCCAGTTCGGCGACCTGTCGGTTGTCGGGAAGGGCGACTCGCCGAGTAACACCGTCGAGTTCGGACCGAACCAGGCGCTCGCCGACTGGACGGCGACCGCGGACATCGGCGACGAGCTGACCGCGTCGACCGACGGCGTCGACGACGATCTCGACAGCGACCAGCGCGGCCTCGTCGAGGGAGCCGTCGCCGGCGCCCTCCGGGCAATCGGTCGGCTTGGCGGTGCTGAAAACGCGTCTCTCGATGCTGAGGGGAACCCCGTCGGTCCTGACGGAGAGCCCCTCGGCGCAGAGGGTGGACACGGTTTCATCCGACCATCGGCGGAAGCGAGCGGAAACGGACCGGCGGAACCCGGAGCGGACGGTAACACATCTGACATGGACGACAACACCCGAGAGCAGTACATCTCGTTCCTGACGGCTAACGCTGGCTTCGAGAAGGAGTCGGTCGCCAACATGGACGACGATGTGCTTGAGCAGACGTACGAACTCGCCGCGAGTGACGCCGGCTCCGACGCCGGCGGTGATGGTGGCAGCACCGAGCCCGATCCCGACGACGATGATGGCGGGGCGAAGACCCTCGCCGACATGACGGTCCCCGAGCTCGGCGAGGCGCTCCGCGATCAGGGCTTCGTCACCGAGGACAACGCCGACGACATCGTCGAGCAGGCGCAGGCCCAGGCGACGAAGGAAGACAAGGTCGAGGAGATCGTCGCGAAGAGCGACGACTGGGACGAAGACGACCGCGAGGATCTCCTCGCGTCGGCTGACAAGGTCGTGGATCGCGAGCACCGCCGCGTTCGTCAGGGGGCGGCCGCGACGCTCCCGCCGAACGGCGGTGGCGGTGCATCGCTCGTCGCTGGGGCGGGCGGGGAGGACAGCGCAGAGGAATACGGGACTGGCGTCGAGGGGGAGGACTAACTCATGATCGATACTGAAGCCAGCGTTATCGCGGAGCTCAACAACACCGCGAGCTATCGAGAGGGACACGCGAACGAGGAACTGCTGCCCGGCCAGGGGGCGACGCTGACCGAGAACGCGGCCGGTGAGCATGTCGTCCACAAGGCCGGCGCGAACGCAGATACGACCCGTGTGGTGCGGGAACAGCGGAACCCGCCGCGGAGCCTCGGCGACGTCGGGGACTCGCCGCTCGACGAGCCGTACGCCGCGGATGACTGGCCCGAGACCGTCGGGTTCCTCCCACACGATCGGGCTCGGCTGCGGCTGAGCGACTACGCCAGCGCCGATCCTGCTGGGAACGATGCGGCGTGGGACGAGGACGGCAACATCACGGACGATGCCGGGACGGTCAACGGGGCCGACGCACCGGACACGTTCGTTGGGAGCATCATTCGAGTGATCGACCGCGGTACTGACGACGACTTCGTCGTCGTGGAGTTCTAACATGTCTGGAGAAGTACTCGCCAACGAGACGCACGGCGCGATGGATATCGAGAACCAGCTGCCGGGAACGGCGCGTCGAGCGCTGTTCAACCCGATGCGATCGACGCGGCAGAAGGCGCTCACGCAGCTGCGGGCGCAGGCACCGTTCTCGCCTGGGATGTGGGAGCAGATCGACGAGGCCGTCGGGGTCAAGCAGGATCAGGCGGAGCTCACCGCCGACTCCACGCTGACTGTCGACTCGTGGGCGGACTACGCCGACATGATCCTCGACGATCAGTTCGTCGAGGGGTCGCTGGTCGACACGCTGCTCGGCGCGGGGTTCGAGGTGAACTCGAGTCTCTGGCGGTACGCGCACTTCAACCCGCTTCGCAACGTCAACCTGGAGGCCGACGTCGGGATGAACCTGCGGACGCAGTCCGAACAGAACATGCCGGCGTACGGGCTCGACGGCGTCCCGCTCCCGCTGCACGTCGTCACCTACCAGATCGACGCCCGAGAGTACGAGAACGCCCAAGCGCACGGTGAGAGCTTCGACACGTCTGTCGGGACTGAGGCCCGACGCGCGCTCAACCGGTCGCGCGGCAAGATGCTGTTCGACGGCTGGGGCGGCAAGGTCCAGACCGAGCGCGGGCTCCTGTCCGTCGATGGTCTCGACTCGGACATCACGCAGATCATCCAGGAGTCGAGCGACAGTGGCTGGCGCAACGATCCCGACGAGATCCTCACCGACTTCAAGGTCGTGCAGGACTCGATCGAGGACCAGACCGACGTCGAAGACGAGGACGACGTGCCGCTCGTCCGCGAGGTCGGCGGCTGGGCGATCGTGCCGCGGGCTCTGTGGGGCGAGGTCGACCGCGAGGACTACGAGTCCTCCGCCACCGACGAGCCGCTCATGGAGCGCCTCGAGCGGAAGTACCCCTACGTCAACTTCGTCCCCTCGAAGTACCTCGACTCCGACAGCATGATCTTCATGCTGAACGACCCGCGGTACTTCCAGATCGTGAACGCGCAGGATGTCACGTCGACGTCCTGGGAGACGCAGGGCGGTGGCGCCCTGAACGCCCGCGTGCTCTCCTCGCACACGCCGTTCGTCCGCCAGCAGCCGGACGGAATCCGCGGGATCGTCCGCCTGACGGGGATCGACGCCTAGAGGTCCATCCATGACTGACCGCAACTACGTCAGTGTCCGAGTCGCTCGGTCGCGATTCGGGTACAACGGCGAAACGTACCGAGAGGGGGATGTCCTCGAGGTCCACGAGGGCGCGCTGGAAAGCCACCCGAACACGCTCGAACGCGTCGAGGATGCGACCGGCGTCGCTGGCGCCGGCGGAGATGATGGGGATGACGACACCGAGGGTGACGAGGAGGTCACGATCGACGACCTCGACCCGCACCCGTCGGACCTCACCATCCCGGATCTCGAGGAGCGCATCGACGACGTGGAAGATGTCGACCTCCTGAAGACGATCAAGGATGCTGAGAAGGCGACGGAGGATCGGACTGGTGCCAAGGATGCCCTCGACGACCGCATCGCGGAGCTGGAGGGGTAGGCCATGCCCGACTACCGGAGCAGCGTCGACGACGTCCGAGCGGAGCTGGAGCGGACGGACTTCCCGACCGCCCAGCTGTCGGACGGCCAGATCGAGACGGTCGGCCTCGACCCGGCCGCCCTCGTCGTCAACGAAGACCTCGCCGACACGGGCCAGTCCGACGAGCGGCTGGCGCTGATCGAGCGCTACCTCGCCGGCCACAACATCCTCTCGTCGGGGATCGACGACCTCCGGCAGACCACTCGAGAGAGCACGGACCGCGAGTCGAAGACCTACGCCGGCGACTTCGGTGAGGCGTTACGGTCGACGACGCTCGGCCAGAAGGCGATCTCGATGGACGAGTCCGGAACGCTCGCGGAGGCAGCAAAGCCGACCGCGTCGATCGCCGTTCCGGACACCAAGGGGAACTACTGATGACCGGTGATCACATCGAAGTCTACCGCGTGACGCGGACCTGTCGCTACGGTGGCGGCGAGCTCCGCGACGCGGGCGAGCTCTGGATCGACCCGCCGGCCGGCGCCGTCGACGGCCTCGGTCGCCACCTGGAGCGCCTCGACGAGGACGGTCGCCTCCCGCGTGACGAGCTCGGGACGATGCAGTACCAGGCGCTCCAGCAGCTGGCCGCTGCCGGCGATGTCGACGAGGTCAACGGCAACAGCGAGGCCGAGGCGATCGTCGACGCGTACGCGCTCCCTGAGGAGGACTGATCCATGCGCGGCACGCTCACCCATCTCGTCACGGTCGAGCACTACGAGGAGACTGGCGAGACCATTGACGATGGCGCCGGCGGCACGATCCCGGTCGAAGAGTGGGTCCCTGTCGTCGACGGCGTCCCTGGGCGGTTCGAGCCGGCAGGACAGGGATATGTCCGCGAGGATCAGGGCGGCCGCGTCTACTCCACCCCGCGTGTGTTCCTTCCGGCACGCTCCGCCGGCGAGATGGTCGACACCTCGGCCGACGGGGAGCCCGCCGACCACGAGTACGAGGTCGCCGTCGACGAGGGCGACGACTGGCGACTCACGATCGGCGGGCTCACCGGGACGTTCGCGGTGACTGATGTCGACGTTCACTACGAGGGGCCGGAGCGGCCGAGCCATGTCGTCATCGAGGTCGAGAAGATCGACTCGGAGGACAGCTGATGGACGCCGACTTCGAGTGGGAACGCGGCTCCGACCCGCCCGTGATGCAGGAGACGCTAGGTAAGTTCCTCGACGCGCTCCGTGACGAGCTCGAAGACGCGATCGACCGCCTGATGGACGACGTACTCCAGACGGTCCAGCGCCTCGTCAACGTCGACACTGGACAGCTCCGCGAGTCCTACGAGACCGAAGTTCGCGAAGCGATGGAATCCGCGTTCGGGCTCGTCATTGAGGGGATCGTCGAGTCGGATGTGGAGTACGCGCCCTTCCAGGAGTTCCTCGATGTCGGAAAGCCACACGTCGCACCCGCCATCGAGGAGCATCGCGACGCCCTCGAGAAAGAGGGGACGAAGGCGTGGAACAACGCCATCAAGGAGGCCACATGACACGGAATCTCGGGAGCGGCCAGCTCCGAAACGCGATCCTCGCGGATCTGCGGAGCCACCAGCCGCTTCTCGACGCCCTCGACACCGCGGACCTCGACGGCGTCGGCGGTCCCGACGACCCGTCGGCGCAGGTGTACAGTCAGCAGACGATCCAAGACACCGACTTCCCAGTTGGCGTCTCCGTCGGGCTGATGCGCGGCGGTGACGGGGAGTCGACGTCCTCGTCGACGAGCGCGACGTTCCTCGTCCAGGCGACCGTGGTTGCCCGCCTCGGCTGGCGGCAGGCGGTCGATCAGGCGCCCGAACTCGGCCTCTCGGAGTCGTACATGGACGACCTGTTGAGCTGCGTCGGCGCCCGCGCGAACGTCGCGTTCGGCGTCCCGTATCTCCAACCGAACGGCACGGTCGGCGGCTCCGAGATGATCGAAGTTGACGACGGTGGCCAGTGGTCCCTTCCGGCCCGGTGGAGCGTCACCCGCCGTGTTGTAGGCGACGACGGCCCGCGAGCATAGCCCGCTAATCATACGCGATCACACACATCATGGCTGCACCAGACAACTACGACGAAACTGAAACGCTCTCCGGGGCCTGGACCGACATCTCGCTGGTCCAGGATCCCGGAACCGCAGAAGAGACCGAGACGTTCCTGACGCGAACGGCCGGCGAGATCTCCATCTCGCCGAACACCAACCAGTGGGAGTCCGAACCGAACGCCTCCCGCCACCGACAGTCCGGGACCGAACACGTCGACTACACCATCGAGGTGCCACTCGACCACGACGCCGAGAGCGACCTCGAAGAGGCTGGCGTCGTCGACGACACGTCGAAAGAGCGGATCTTCAACGAGGTCCACGACGCCGTCCGCATCTACGTATTCAAGGAGCGCGAAGACGCTGACGGCGAGGAGGTCATCCAGCGCGAAGCTGTTCGCACCCGGATCGAGGAGACCGAGGAATCGTTCGCGAGCGGCGATCCCGCAAACGCGACCATCACGATGCGCGTGATGGGTGAAATCAAGCACGAGTTCTCGACGCAGTGACCATGGCCGGAGCAGAAACGCGCGGTTCGACGGACCACTTCGATCGCTTCGACAACGCCGAGGAAGCGAAGGAGTTCGTCGACAAGCGCGAGGAGACGAAGCGCGAGCGGCGTCAGGAGGCCGTCGAGGTGTTCGGCGCCGCCGCGGAGCTGTTCGAGCAGCGCGTGCTCGACAGGGTCGCCATCGAGCGGCACGGCACGGAGATCGAGTTCTACCGCCCCGTCGACGCGACCGGCGCCGACCTCTCGGCGATCGCGGAGAACCGCCCCGAACTCGCCGACCGGCTCGAACGCGGCAGCGAGCATATCGCGGCGTTCGAAGAAGCGCAGCGCGAGGCACTCCAGGTCATCGGCAGCGCCGGCGACGAGGGCGTCTCCGCCGAGGACCTGGAGCAGCTCCACGGCGACGCGATGGAGGGCACTGAAACGATCCGAAAGGCGCTCTCGTGTTTCGCCGTCGACGAGTCGTTCCGCGATCCCGGTATCTGGACGACTATCTTCCAGAGCGAGGACACGATCCGAGAGCTGTTCGAGGATTTTTTCAGCGAAGGGGATCGGGAAAAGCTGGAAGCGAGGCGCGACGTGTTGCAGAACATGGTTGGGGGCGCCGACTCGACGAGCTGAAAGTCCTCTGGAATATCGGCCCGCGGGAGTTCTACGCGATGCCCAGCTGGGAGCAGGAGTTCTGGCTCGCCCGGCTGCAGGACCGTCGTGAGAACCCCGGCCAGACGATCGACGAGCGGAGCCATCAGCTGCTGAACGGCAGCTGAACCTTACCCAAACACCTTATTACATTCATGAATGTCATCCAATATGGAAACAGCACCCTGCAGCGAGTGTGGCGAACAGATCCCGACAGATACCCGCACCTGTCCGGAGTGCGGGTGGGCGCCGTGGAAGCCGCTCGCCGGTCTCGGCGTCCTCGGCGCACCCTGTGCGCTGTGGATTGGGTTTCTCCTGCTGTTCCTAAGCGCGATCCCGCTGCTCGCGTACATCGTCTGGGGTATCGGGGCGCTGACGCTCCTCGCGATTCCGGCGGCGTTCGCTGCCCGCCCGACAGACTGACGCGACGTCGTCAACGGCGACGGGGGTGTCCCGATGGCCGTCGCTGACACGCTCCGCGGCATCATCACTGCTGACGCAAGCGGCGTCGAAAAGGCCGTGAGCGACGCCGACCAAGAGCTCGGAGCACTGTCCGACCGCGCCGAGGCGACCGGGAAGCGGATGCAGTCCGCCGGCCGGACGATGACGATGGGGATCTCGGCCCCACTCGCCGCGATGGGCGGGGTGGCGGTCCGTCAGTCGGCGAAGTTCGATCAGGCGATGCAGAAGTCGATCGCCGTGATTGGCGACGTCGACGGGGCGATGCGCGAGAATCTCGAACAGACTGCTCGTGAGGTCGCGAAGACGACGACGCGGTCCCACCAGGAGGCGGCTGACTCGTACTACTACCTCGCGTCAGCTGGCCTCGACGCCGCCGAGGCGATGGAGGCGATGCCGCAGGTCGCCGCTTTCGCGGAGGCCGGGCAGATGAACATGGCCGATGCGACCGACGTCGCGACGAACGTGATGTCGGCCTACGGGCTCGAGGCCGAGAACATGTCCCGCGTGACGGACGTGATGACGGAGACCGTCACCAACCACAACCAGACGATGGAGGGCATGAGCGCGGCCTTCCGGAACGCGGCGCCCGCCGCGGCGTCGATGGGCGTTGAACTCGACGAACTCGCCGCCCTGACTGGCCGCCTCGGTGACGTCGGTATCCAGGGGGCGGAGGCCGGGACTGCGCTCAACTCGATGATGCGGCGGTTCTCGAAACGCTCTGGGGAAGCGGGGCAGGTCCTCGACGAGCTCAACATTCAGACGACCGACGCCCAGGGCAACCTCCTCCCACTGACGGAGATCTTCGCACAGCTCGAAGAGGAGCAACTGACTGCTGCAGAGTCCTCGGCACTGTTCGGCAGGCAGACTGCCGCGGGGAACGCCTTGCTCGACGCCGGCGCCGAGAACCTTGACGAGTACCGCCAGAAGATCAACGAGTCCGAGGGCGCGACCGAGGACATGGCCGAAACACAGCGTGAGACACTGAACGCCGAACTGCAGCAGACGCGCTCACAGCTGAACGACGCCGCGATCACGATCGGCGCCGACGTGATGCCGATGGTCTCGACACTCGCCGGCCACGTAGGGACGGCCGCCGACGCGTTCAGTGGCCTCTCTGATCGTCAGCAAACTGCGGTTGTCGCCGCTGGTGCTCTCGGTGTAGCCATACCACCGCTCATCTGGGGACTCGGGACGCTTGTGACATCAGCGTCCGCACTCTCCGGCGCGTACGCTACGCTCGCCGGCGTGAGCCTGAGTACACTTGTCCCTTCGCTCGGCGCAGTCTCAACGGCCGGCATCGCGACGCAGGTCGCACTCGGCCCGATCACCGTGCCTATCTGGGCGATCATCGCCGCGATCGGGGCGCTCGTCGGCGCCACCGCTGGTCTCTGGTATGCCTGGGACAACAACGTTCTCGGGATCCGGGACACGACTGAGGCAGCCTTTCAGCGCGTCAAGAACTGGTTCACGAGTGCACCGGCGTGGATGCTCGCACTGCTCGGGCCGATCGGCCAGCTGTATCTCGCCTACCGTGAAAACCTATTCGGCGTGAGATCGATCGTCGACAACGTTTTCGGCTTTATCGGCGACAAGATCGGCTGGCTCATCGACCAGATCAGGTCGATCCCCGGAATCAGCCTCGGTGAGGACGATGTCGATGTCGACGAGGACGCGATCGAAGGAGGCGGCGAGGATGCAGGAAATGCGGCGATGGCCGGGCTCGAAAGCCCGAACTACGGCGCTGCTGGTGAGCAGGCGGGGTCAGAATTTGGGAGCGGGCTTGAGGCCGGCATCGCTGATCGGTTCTCACTCCGCGACGCTGAGTCGCTCATCGAGGAAGAGCTCCCAGAGCTCCAGGAGAAGATGGATGAGCAGGGACAGCTGTCGGGTAAGGAAGCTGAGCGACACCAGGCGCTGAAAAACACGCAAAATCGGCTTGATGATGCGGACGACGTCACCGATCTTGAGTCCGATCTCGTGGCTGATCTCGTCGAGATGCAGGCCGAACGTGAGCGAGAAGAAGATGAATTCCGCGAGAGTGTTCTTGAGCAACTTAGCTCCGAAGAGTCACCCGCAGAGGGGCAGCAGGGCTCGGGGAACACCCCTAGTGGAGATGGCCGGACGCAAACTGCCGGTTCTGGTAACTCGGGCCCCTCCACCGACCTGGTCACCAGTAACGCTAGCACATCCCCCTCGAACGCCGCACAGAGTAGCATGACTGTTGGTGAGTTCAAGACGGCACTTCGAGAGGTCCTCGAAGGATTCCGGCTGGAGACGCGGCTCGAAACCGACCAACGCGGGTTCGAACAGTTCATCGAAGACATCGTCGACGCTCAAATCGATGAGGCTATCGGCCAGTGACCATGCAAATCGGCCCACTCGTCCTCCCCGACCGAACCGTTGAGATCAGCCCGCGGACGGGCGGGCACGAGACAACGACGACTGTCATCTTGAATGGCTCCACTGTTACTACGTCAACTGGCGTGGGAGCACTGTCGTTCGATATCGATGTCCGTCTCGAAGGTGATCGTCGGGCCACTCGCCGTGCAGCCGCACTCGAGGAGCTCGGAAACAACCCCACGCTTGATGTGCTAACCGTGAGCGGGAGTACACACATCGGCGTCGACGGCTACTACGTGGCCAGCTCGACACGGCGGAATCCGGTGCTCGCTGAGCCCCGTACCGGCGATCCCGAAGCAAGTGACGTGACTGAGGCGATGCGCTACACGCTTGAGGAGGGCGGGTCTCGAAAGAACCACCTGCTCGCTGCCGAGTCATCGCCATCGACCGATCTGACCAACCCGTTTGGAGCTGACGACACGGCGGTCGTCGGGCTCCCGAGTGCGGCGCGTCGCGTCCAGGCGATCGACGAGAAGACGGACCCCTCGACGAAGACCCGACCGTCACCCACACAAACCGTCTCCGCCGAGCACGGCGACGTCGATCACTACGAGCTCGGCCCACTCCCGACCGATTCGCCGATCCTGCTGTACGATCTCGCCTACGATCAGCAGGGCGACGTCGACGTCGGTGTCTGGGACACCTACGGCAACGCGGAGATCCTCGACGAGGACGGCGTCGTCTCCTGGCAGCGCGTGTTCGACACCGGCCACCTCTTCGACCCCGGCGCAGAGTGCGTCATCGAGAACGGCCTCCTGCGGCTCCGCATCGACGAGCCTGACGCCGGCGACGAGTCGGCCACCCTCGCCGCGGAGCGCTGGGACCCCACCGCTTCCGGTGGAGATGGCGCGTGGACGGCGGTTGACCTGCCGAGCTACGACGCGGACCTCGCGACGGACTGGCAGCCGGTCGATGTCGACCTCACCCGGATCGGCCAGGCGTCGGTCCACGCGCTCGTCGAGTTCGAGGCGGTCGCCGGCGACGCCGCGGGCGACATCTTCACGCTCGACATCAGGCTCTTCCGCGGCTGGGACGACGCCCTCGTGACCATCCCGCCGCGTGAAGAGGGCCCGCTCCCGCCGGCGCTATACGAGCTCGTCGAGCCGTTCGCCAGCGAGGGTGTGGTCGATCCGGGCGTCGAGCAGACGCTGATCGCGCGATCGGAGGTGCGGTGAGATGCCGACGTTTGAGGCGGATCCGTCGAGCACGTACACGTACACGCCGGACGTACAGGTAACGGTCGAGCTGTACGGCGCCGGCGGCGGCGATGGAGCCAGCGGCGAGCCTGGGGGGACAGGTGGCTACGCGTCGATCGACGTGGCTGCAGGGACGACACTTGAGATCGCCGTCGGCGAGGGCGGCTCAACACCAGACGCTGGCCAGTCCCCGGCTGGAGACGGCGGCGACGGCGCCAGTGGTTCATTCAACAGAGCTGCTGGCGGCGGCGGCGGCGCGACAACCGTCACGAGGCAGTCGGATGGAGTCGAGATAGCGGCAGTCGGCGCCGGTGGCGGCGGCGGGTCAGACCATGGTACTAGTCTTACTTATGGTGGCGGCGGAGGTGCTCGCGGCGGCGTCGGTGGTAGTGCCGGGACGGACGGAGAAGCCGCCGATGGGACCGGTGTCGGGGGCGACGGCGGTGATGTTACTTCAGGTGGCGCTCAGTCTGGGGATGACGGCGGAACGCTAACTGACGGCGGTGTGACGGTCAACGCGACGCAGACCGGCGGCGGGAACACCGGCGACGCCGTCGTCGAGGTCATCATCCCGCCGCCGGATGCCCCAACCGGCGTCGGCCAGACAGTCACCGGCGACGACGCGGTCGACGTATCGTGGGACGATATCGGGACCGCCGCGGAGTACGACGTCGAGGTCGCAGAGGATGGCGGCGGGTGGCAGTCCGTGATGACCACCAGCCAGACGTCGATCACCTACAGCGCGGCGCCCGCGACGAACGCCCACCAGTTCCGCGTCCGCTCCGTCAACGACGGTGGGTCCTCGGACTGGGCGTACACGGAGACAAAGGCTACCGACCCGTCGGGGCTGACTGCCTCGGGCGACGCCTTCGCGCCCATTGCGCTCTCGTGGGACGCCGCGCCGGACGCCTCGGAGTACCGGATCCTCCGGGCGACCGCGTCCGGCTCCGTGGCAGGCGACTACACGCAGATCGCGACGACCGGATCGACGACGTACGATGACGACGCCGATCCCGTACAGACGTACTACTACCGCATCCAGGCGGTCTATCCGGGGACGGACTCGCAGGTCTCGAACGAGGCGAGCGCGCTCCGGTGGGAGCCGCCGGCCGTCGACGGCCTCGACGCCTCGACCGCGAGAGAGATCGGCGTTTCATGGTCGCTCCAGGACGACTCCTCGGACGGCTCCGTGGAGATCTACCGGTCGACCGACGGCTCGCTCGGGTCGCTCGTCAACACGATCGCTGACCTATCGACGACGCAGTGGACGGACACCGGGCTCCAGGACGGCACGACGGTCCACTACACGCTCCGGCGCGTCGTCGACGACCAGAGCGCGGACAGCGACCAGCAGTCGGCGACGACGATCCTCCCGGCGCCGACAGAGCTCGACGCGGTTGACGTGCGCGACACGGAGGCCGACGTCGAGTGGACGGCGACACACGATAACGGCGAGACGCGCGTCGAGGTGCGCGAGGACGACGACGGTGACTGGTCCGTCGACCAGGCGGTCTCATACGACACCGAGCAGGCCACCATCGAGGGACTGCTCAACGGACAGCTGTACGGCGTCAGGGTCGTTGCAGACACCGGTGACGCCGAGGAGGTCGATCAGTAATGCCAACCACATTTACCACCACGCTCCCGGACGAAGACCAGCCCGTCCTCGGCAACGGCGTCGAGGACGAGGTCGCCGTCGACCGCGAGACGGTCGTCTCGAACAACGGCTCGGTCCGCATCCAGATCCGCGAAACTGGGCAGTCCTCATGGGACTCCGAGGCTGAAGGCTTCGGCGAGTTCGTCGGGAACTACGACACGCTCCAGATGGAGTTCGTCGGCCGACTCGACGGCGAGCGCTACGAGGTCAGGGCGAGGACGGAGACTGCCTACCGGACGGGCGCGTGGACCGAGCCGGTCGCGATCACGACGCAGTTCCCCTCGCCCTCGCAGCTCCAGGCGCTCGTCGAGGACGCCACCACCGTCTCGCTGACGTGGGTCGACAACGCCGACAACGAGGCGGGCCTCCGCGTCGAGCGACGCCGCGAGTACGCTGGCGGCTGGGGACGGTGGACGGAGATCGCGGACCTCGCGCCGAACACCGAGTCGTACGAGGCCGACGCCCCGCCCGACACGACCGTCGAGTACCGCGTCACCGCGTACACGCCCCACGCAGAGGGGAGCGACACGGCCGGCGCAACGATGCCCGCGATGGGGCTCGCGCCGCGCAACGTCCACGCGTCGGGGTGGCACGTCGAGATCACGCGCCCCGACGCCGACGGGGTCGCCGAGCCGACGATCCTCGACGGCGTCGAGCTCAACCCGCAGCTCAACGACAAGCCCGAGGTGGTCGTCCCGATCCCCTACGACGAGCAGTGGCTCGACGAGCGGTGGGAGCGCCAGCCCGTGCGGGCGTGGCGCGACGGCGAGCGCCTGCCGGTCGAGCGCGTCATCGACACGGAGCTCGCCCGCGGCGGCGGGAGCAACCAGGTGCAGCTCTACCTGCGCGGCGGCCACGATCTCGACGCCCGCTACCAGGACGAGGTCCGCGACCGCTCGGCGCACAACGTGATGCGGGACGTCCTCGAGGCGTCGGGCTACGCGTACACGGTCGATCCGGCGCCGGCCGCGGAGGGCGAGTCGTTCGGCACGCTCAACACGACGCAGGACTTCGTCGAGCTCGTCGAGGGGGACCCCTTCGACGGCCCGGTTGAGTTCGACTTCGGCGTCGAGCCGCGGCGGACGGCGATCATGACGCCGCTCGATGAGATCACGGCCGCCGGCATCGACATCGTAAGCGATACGACCCTGAACTGGACCGCGAGCAACGCCGCCGAGATCCCGTTCGGCGAGGGCCGAGACTCGACGTGGACGTTCGAGCTTGACTACCCGATCCCCGCGGACCACCTCGGGGTGTGGTTCCGCATGGGCCACTCCTACGACGGCTTCCTGATCGTCTATCTTGACGGCCAGAAGATCGCTTCCGAGGCGAGACAGGCGGACGGCGAGAGCGGGGAGGCCGAGTGGGAGGACATGCTGCAGTTGGGGTCGACGCGGACCGTCGACGACATCGACGACCTCGGCGCTGGTGAGCACACGATGACGATCGAGACCACCAGCACGGACGCCGGCACTAACCTCGGCGGGACTGGCTCGGCGTACATCGACATGCCTGTCGTCTTCGACACGCGCGAGTGGGACCCAGACAACTTCGCGACGACGCTCACCGACGGCGACGATCGCCTCGACGGCCCGCCGGGCGTCTACTCGACGCAGGATGTCGACTTCCGGATCCGCCCGCTTCAACGAGCGACCGGCGCCACGCTCGACGCCACCGTCTCCGACACGAGCAACGACCAGGCGATCGGCGTCGGCCCCATCGTCGACGACGTCGAGCTCGCGCCGAACGCCACGAGCATCGATCGGGACTTTGCCTCGAGCACGCAGGATATCATCGCTCGCCTGCGGCTCGGCGGCGCCGATGGCGGCTCCGGAGACAGCCCGAACCCCGGCGTCGAGCAGTACTACACCAATTACCGCACCCGGCCGCAGCGGGTCGAGGACCTCACCGTCCAGTACGACGCGCTCGGCTCGCCGTCAATCACGGAGTCGATCGACAACCCGATCCAGGAGGTCCTCACGAGCAAGGCGGATCGGGCCAACTGCATCTGGGAGCTCCAGTGGGACGCCGACGCCGGCGAGCCAAAGATCGTCGTGACGCAGGTCGGACAGCGCACCAGTGACGCCGACCCGACACTCGCGCAGTACTCCGTGACGAAGGACCTTTCGCGAGAGATCTCCGGCGCGACGGTCTACGGGCGAACGCAGTCGGTCGAGGGCGAGCAGTTTGAGGCGCAGAGTACCGGCGTCGACCTCATCAACGACAACATCCAGGGCAGTTCTGAGCGCGTGTACGACGCCGACGGGACGGTCTACCAGTCGGCCGAGGATGCCGGCGAGGAGACGAGTGGCGACTACGAGATGGAGTACCAGGACGGTCGGATCTCTGTCCTCCAGGAGGGCGAGATGAGTCTCGTCGAGAGCTACTACATCGACTACGACTGGCACCCTGTCGGGTCGGTGGAGCGGACGGGGATCGACTTCGAGAACCACCGCAGCGACGACTTCTCAGGGATCCGCTCGGACGTCGCCGCCCAGCAGGCCGCGAGTTTTCTGGTCGACGAGCTCGGCGCGCCGCAGTGGGAGGCCGAGGTGACGATCCCGCGGCGGGAGGCTGGCTTCGCGCTCGTCGACGCGATCGCGCCGTCGCAGTTGCCGACGCCCGCTGACGAGCGCTTCGAGATCAAGTCGATCGAGGAATCGGCCGGCGAGGTGTCGCTCACGCTCGGGGCACGTCGGTCGGCGAGCGACGTGCTCGACCAGATCGAGCGGTCGCTCGGAGAGACGGCCCGCGAGGTCTGACGGCACGCGGACCGATGACCGCCCGCTGGGCGCGCCGGGCGTGAGGAGCGGCGTCGCGCCCACCTATTCATGCTCACCAACGTGTTCGACACGGCCAGTCGCATCGCTCTCACCTACCCGTGGCTCATCGCGCCGGCGCTCGCGGTTCTCGCGCTGCTCGTCTCCCGCCGCCTGTGGGGTGGGTGGCCTGACCTCTGGCGAGCTCGGCGCGTGGTCCTCCCGCTCGTCGATCGCCTCGCCGACGGCGACCTCGACGACCAGGTCGATGTCGTCGACGAGCGCGTGGACGTCGATCTCGACGCAGTCGTTGACGAGCTCCCGGAGAAGACCGGGCTGCCGCTCCAGACCGAGGAGTTTGTCGGCACGATCGACGCGCCGCCCTCAGAGGTGCGCGAAGAGCTCCGCGCGATGCCTCGGTGGTGGCCCTGCTGGCTCGCCTCTATCCAGTACGAGGTGCGTGACGATCAGCGCGTGTACGAGGTCGGCTCGTACGCGTTCCGAAGCGAGGGGCTGCTCGACCCGCGGCAGGTTCACCTCCGGCTCACGCCGCGCGAGGGCGGCGAGAAGACGGCGCTGTGGGCGCACGAGGAGTGGTCAGCGTGGCGCCGGCCGGTGGCACACTACGACGGGGAGACGTGGTCGTCGACGATCGGCGTCCAGTACGTGACGTCGATGTTCGCGAGCGATCATCGGTTCGAGCCATCAGATGCGGCGATCGACGCGGATAGCGGTCAATAGCATCTATCAACAAAACGACTATCAGCCCGTCGTCAATATCTCACTGCATGCAACGACGCCAGTATCTCTCACTCTCAGCACTCGTCGCGCTCGCGGGCTGTCAGGGTGAGGCCCCTGCCGACGGGCAAGACGCCTCATCGAGCGGTGCGGACCAAAACGAGTCGTCGGATGGCGCAGATCAAAGCGGGGATGACACCGATGAGGAGGGTAACGAGAGTGGGCAGCAAGATCTCGAGGACGACGACGTCGAAGATCCTGCCGAGAACGAGACAGACACCGAGAATGAGACTGAACAGCAGGATACTGAAGAGGAAGATACGAGCGAGGATGACGATGAGCCCGAGCCAGACCCAGAGGCGGCAGATCGGATCGAGACCTCGATCGAGAATATCACGCGGGCCTACGACGCCTACGTCCGCCAGGGCGACGGTGGTCTGACCGGCGTCACGAGTGCAACTGATTTCATCCGGCCCCCTGTCCGGGATCGAATGTCAGCTACACAGACCCACCTCGACTATGCACAGAGAGAGGGCATCCCCCGCCAGCAGACAACTGCGAGCGAGTTGGCCGACATCGCCGAGTGGCTCATGGCCGCAACCGACCTGCAGCACTATCTCTGTAGGACTGTCGAGGATTTCGGTGACGCGACTGATACACTTGAGGGAGAGGACTATGAGGGTATGGGTGGCGACTTCGAAACAGTCCGAGAGCGATACGGTGATGTTTGGGACGCGTCCGATAGCGTAACAACAGCGCCCTCAGACGCTGGGTATGATGAGATAGAAGGTCTGACAGCAGATGCTGTCGAGTCGAAGATCGACCAATTCAATAGCGAAGTCAGCGCCCTCGGCACAGTAGACGATTTGAGCCAGGATATGCGTGCGGTCTCCCGTCGAGTCGGAGAAGCCAGCGGACAGAGCCATACGCAGGCTGCTGATACACTCGATGAGGCGATCAGGGTGCTTGAGGACACCGAGTTTGTGGCCCGTGATTTGTCTCACGACCCGATCAACGACCTCGTCGATCGATATCGTTCTGCCGCCCGGACGTGCCGGCGCAATCTCGAGGACCGGCGGCGAGATCATCTCGACCAAGCCGAAAATAGCGGATAGCAATAGTCCCCTGGCTCCGGGGCTATCGCGCGAAGTCTCTGAGCGCCCCCTGACCGGCGTCGCGGCTCGTCCCCTAGCCGCATTGAGATTCTTAGAAGCCCTCACAGAGTCAGTTTTCGACGCCGACGTTCACGGCTCGAGGACGGTTCGATCCGGGAAACTGAGTAATTGAAGCAGCCAGATCTCTTCTAGTCCGAGTTCAATTCCACCGTATGGGATCGTATTATACGATGCGCCTACCGATCAGATGATATGTCATGTTTTGTTTGTGGCCGCGATGGGGCCCACCCCTCCGTACTAAAATTCCCAGAAACCGAGCCAGTCGGGTCGGTATGTGACTCTTGCATCCGCCGTATCTCCAACGCTCGTTATTATGATCTCGGATGCGCGTATAGCGCTGACGAGGTTTGTAAAAAGGATCCAGTATACGGGACGAAAAAGGTCGAGCACGTGCGTCAACCAGACGATCCAACACCAAGATCAAAGACTACCATGGACATCCCGCTATTCTGTGAAGAACATTTTGAGGAAGTTCAAACATTGGAAGAACGACCCGAATGGTTACAATAGACATCCACAGCCGGCGGTAGGTAGAGTAGATGTGCTCAGAAGACATACATTTACTATCCAATGGGATTGGTGTTGATGTATGTCAAAGCGCCCTCCCTGTGGACACCTCGACCGGCGGACACTGCTCGCGATCTCGGGGACTGGACTCGCCGCACTCGCCGGGTGCTCCGAGAGTAGCGACGCGAGCGACGGCGAAGATGGCAGCGACGGGGAGGACAGCGGTGACGGCGGATCGAGTGACGATAGTTCGTCCGAGTCAGACGGAGCCGACGGCAGTGATGGCGAGTCCGAAGACCAAGGCCAGGGCACAGCGAGCTTCGACGTTACCGGTGTCGAGCATCCTGACGAAGTTGCGACGGGCGAAGAGCATGATCTCGTAGTCACCGTTGAGAATACTGGCGATGCGGCGGGCGACTACGAGGAGTTGCTTGAGTTCAGCGTCGGGGGTACTAATCAGTGGGAAAGCGTCGGAAACGTTGTGATCGAAGACGTCGCCTCGGGAGAGAGTGGGACGTGGGAAGTAGCTGATGTCGCGTTCGACAATCCTGGAACGGTTCAGTACCGGCTCGAGGACACGGAGTGGGAATACGACGTGACGATCACGGAACCGGATCCGCAGTCGTTCTCAGGTAGCGGACAGACTGTCGAGCAGGGGATCGATATTGAGGGAGGCCTCGTCGTCGTCGAAGGCGAACATGACGGTGAGCGAAACTTCCAGATGTCGCTTGCGAACGACTCCGAGTTCGACGACAGCTTCATCAACGTGATCGGCGAGTTCGACGGCGCGCAAGCCGCGCTGATCGAGGGTGGCGAGTACATCCTCGACGTCAACGCCGACGGCAACTGGGAGGTGACGATCCGACAGCCGCGCTCCGGACAGGGTGAGGAGCTCCCGACGTCGTTCGCCGGGAACGGCCCGGACGTGGTCGGTCCAGTGCAGTTCGGTGGCACCAATGTCGCAATCGGGGAGCACGATGGCGAGCGCAACTTCCAGGTGGAGATCTACCCAATGACGGGGTCGTTCGGTGAGCTCGTGTTCAACGAGATCGGTGAGTTCGAGGGGGAGACCACGTTCTCGTTCAGCGGTGTCGGGTGGATCGACATCAACGCGAGTGGGAACTGGGGCATCGAGCTCGAGTAGCACCGGTGATCGCGAGCGACGAGTGATTCAAGCAGGACTAAGAGCCCTCTATTGCGCAAAAACCGGGGTATAGTCGGCATGCCAAGTTTGAATAGGCTGCCGATCCCTACGATAAGGTGGAGACGCAGACGAATGACACAACCACTCGGAAGTCTCCACCCACAGATCAGCCTAATCAGTTGATCAAAAAAGGAGAAGACTCGCCGATAATCAGTCGGCGTGGGTCGTAATCGCAACTGTCATCAGGACAAGCCCTTCCGGATGTCCAGCCAAGACAAGGGCCGTTCCACAGACGACGGTTGCGATGGCAGCTTTTTCAGAGATGTTGTCAACACCTCCAGAGTTATTTCTACAGCGCAGAGCTCCGCTGCGCCCGCTTCCAACAGATGGTCACTTGCGGACGGGTGAACGCCGCTATCGGACGAACGGTAGCATCACGTATGAACCTCATGCTCGGGGCGGAGGTCGACCTACAACTCGTTCATCAGCTGCTCAGTCTTCTCGCGCTCGGCGGCCGCTTTCCGGACTTCCTCGATCCCCTCGGTGTTGAGATCGACAGTCATCCCGTTGTCACCGCGGTCCTTCGTCACGATCTTCCGGCGTTCGAGTTCGGATGACGCCTTCGACACGTCAGATGTCGTCGAGACGCCCAGCCGTTCGGCGATCGTGTCGTAGGAGACGGCCCCGCCCTCCGCGATGATCCCCGCGAGGACGCCCTTCACGTAGCGAGGTGAGGCAGTCACGTTCTCCTTCGCGAGTTCGATCTGTTCCTGGACGGCGTCGAGCTGGAGGAAGTCTTCATACTCGTCGAGCTGCTCGCCGATCTCCGCGTCGGCCTGAGCCCGCAGCCGTTTGTTCTCCGCTTCGAGCTCGTCGACGCGCTCTTTCAGCGCCTCGTGGCCGGCATCGTTGCTCTGGTTTGGAACGGTCGTGATGTCGACATCGGTCTCGAACACGCTGGCGAGCGTGTCGACCGTGTCGGCCGCCTGCTCGAACGCCGACCGGAGCTCCTGCACCTCCGCCTCTAGGTCGGCGACCTCTTCCTCGAGAGCATCCCGCGAGGCGCGGAGGTCCTCAGCCTCCGACTCGACGGCCTCGACATCTCGGAGCGCAGCGTCGCGCTCGTCTTTCAGCTCGTCGACGCGCTCTTGGAGGTCCGCTACACCCTCGCCGACGTCCTGCGCAGCGCCGCCTCCGTTCGATCCGAGGTTGTCGAGCGCGCTCGCGAGCCGATCCGTGTCTTCGAGCTCCTGTTCGAGTTCGTCGACGCGCTCCTGGAGGCGCTCGTTCTCCTCCCGCAGTTGTTCGAGTTCGTCCTCGCGCTCGGCACGGCGTTCTTGCTCGGCCGCCACTTCCTCCTGCAGCTCGTCGAGGACGTCGGTGAGCTCGTCCGGTGCCTCCGGGAGCTCGAATGTCTCCTCGCGCGGGTCGGGCGACGTTCGCTTCCGGACCGTGGTCGGTCCAACGAGGTCACCGCCGGTGATCGACTCACCGCGGGCGACGATCTCCCCTGTGCCGAGACCGGCGAGTAGGTCCTCCGAGCAGCGGAGCGCGTCGGCGGTTCGACCGATGTCCTCGTCGCCGGGCTTGTGCGCGACGAAGTCTTGCGCCAGCTGGATGACGCCGTTGTGCAGGAACGCCCGCCGCTGGTAGCCAACGACGATGCTGATCCCCTTGTTGCCGCCCTCGGTGGAGGCCTTGATCAACTGGCCGCGGCAGCGCTTCACGTACTCGTCGAGCTCGGGCTCGGGCGCGGAGTCCTTCGGCGCGAGGATGTGCGCCTCGTCGACGACGAGGAGACTCTTCGTCCGATCGCCGGCGCGGTACTTCTCGTGGGCGCGGTCGTTCAGCGAGCGGAGCGCTTTCGCCGCGGCGAGGTGGATGCGGCTCTTCTCGTCCTCGTAGTCGGCGTACGTCGAGATGTCGAGGACAATCTTCATTCCGCGGTCGAGCACCCACGAGCCGATCTGGTCGAGGTCCTCGAGCGCGACCGCGAGGTCGACGCCCTCCTCTTCGCGAGCGCCGACGACGACGAGGTCTTCGTCGACGAGCCGTGCCGGCGTCAGCGCTCCGAGGCGCTCAATAACCAGTGTCGGGATCGACACCTCGGCGAGATCCTCCAGGAGAACGGCGAGCGTGTTGCTCTTGCCCGTACCGCTGGTCCCCTCGACGCTCAAGCGGAAGTCCTGTGTCGCGACCGGGTCGAAGTCGACGTCGCCGAACGCGACGCGCGAGTCCGATTCAGTACCGCCGTCGGCGCGCTCAGTCTGGGCGCTCATCACTCTCCTCGCAGACGACCTCGCGGAGCTCTTCGAGCAGGTCGGGGTGATGCTCTTTGAGGACCTCCACGTCACTTTCGAGCTCTTCCTGAATCCGCCCTCGGACTCGGGAGGTTGCTTGGTACTTCCGCGTGTCTCCATGCTCTCCCGCGATCTGCTCGCGCTCCGTCTCTGTGAGGAGCGCGCGAGTCTTCGCCATACTCCGTGTTCCAGGCCTGTCCATTGTAGTATTTGCTAACCTCTACAGAACGTTACTTAGCGCATCTACTAATAGTTAGCGCAAATGCTAACCTATAAGTGGTTAGCAAATATACTAACAAGTAGGAAGCACCGGGACGCGGTTATCAGAAGATGGCCGCCGGCGCTGGCACGCCGACGACCGGTGCTGTCCACTAACGACAGCATGTCAGACCACAACTCTAGCGCTGAAAAGCGCACCGACACGGCACAGATCACCAACCTCCGAGACCTCCGGCGGGGCGACCGCGTCCTGTTCGACGACCGTAGCCGACCGCTGACGGTCGTCGACCTCGGCGAGCGCCACCTCCAGCTGGGCGACCAGGAGCTCACCACGCCGCTCGTCCGCGTTCGCGGCGAGTGGGACGGCGCCGTCGACGTCGTCCTCGCGCACGTCTCCCGGCACCTCGGCGACGACCAGGCGTCGGTCGTCCTCGAGGAGCACGAGCAGATCATCGCGGCCGAGGGCGGCGACCTCTCGAACGGCGAGCCGGTGGACGTCGAGCGCGTCGACGCGAGTGCGAGTGAGTCCACTACCTGTGAGGTGACGGCATGAACGTTAGAGCCACGTCTCTCACGGCCAACTACAACCACACGATCGCGATGAACGCCGGGCGCGAGCTGGAGCAGGAGGGCCGCACGGTCCACCTCTCGTCGCTCGACGTCGAGTGTACCGCGGAGACGGCCGATCGAGAACGGACGCAGTTCGAGTTCCACTGGGTCGTCGACCAGGAGGACAACGACATCGAACTCGCGTCGGTCGAGACGCCGAACGATGACAGCGCACCGGCGGACCGTCTGAACGCGGCTGCCGAGCTCGCGGACGACGTCGTCCACGAGTTCCTCGTCGATGTCGACCTCGACATGTCGATGACGAACCCGCTGACCTCGCCGGGCGTCCAGGGGCGTGCGGACGTCTTCTCCGACCTGGAGGTGACGGCCTGATGCCGCACCCGACCGACAAGCGCGCCTGCGAGCTGGCCGACCGGCGCGTTCGAGAGCGTCGCGAGCGCCGCGCCAAGCTCATCGACGGCGACCTCGCGAGCTCGCACGAGGGCTTCGACGATGAGTAGTGCCGTCGACGCGACGACCGGCCCTGGGACGTTCGACGATCGTGCCGCCCGTGCACTGACCAAGCCGATGACGGTTGTCGGCAACTACGTCGACCGCGACCTTCGCGACGAGGAGTTCCGCGTCTACCGGCCGCACACGACGTACGTCGTGGACATGGTCGCGGAGAGCTGCACCTGCGAAGACGCACTCCACCGCGGCGCCAGATGCTTGCACCAGCGGCGAGTGGACTACGCCCGCGGCGCCGTACCGATCCCCGGCTGGGTCAACCGTGACGCTCTCGATCGTGGGATCGGCGCCGCCGTGTCGGGAGTTCCGCGTATCGCGACGATCGACGGGCGGACGGAGGTGTTCGAACCGTGAGTGTGGTCGCACGCTCTGGCGCCGTCACGGCCGGCCAGACGTGGCGGTGTGACGAGTCCCGCGCCAACCCCGACGATGTGCCCGAACCTCACGACGTATCGCTGTGGCCGGCGTACCCGCGCTTTACCTCGGTGGTCGACGACGTGGGTGAGGACTACGTCGAGCTCACCGTGACGCGCTCGAACAGCCACCCGCGGGCGCCGGACATCGGCGCCGAGGTCGTGTCGACGGTCGAGACACTGACGAGTGACGCGCGGTGGTCGCTCCAGGAGGACGCACCGAGTGCGAATACCGCGGTCCAGGAGGACGAAACCGATGCCTGACGACGACAACGCTCACGCGAACGCGGCCAACGAGCAGGTGCGGCAGGCGAAGGAGAACGACACCATCCCCGACTCACGACCGAACCACAGCATGATCCGGCTGGTCGTCGACGGCGAGAAGCTGACTGCCGACAACCCGATCGACTACCTGGTGATGCTGCTCCTCGAGGGCAAGCGCTACGACGGCAACTGGGACGGCGACGAACAGCAGGTCGCGCAGTGGGCGGTCGCCCAGTGGTGCCAGGAAACAGGATGGGCCCCCGACCTCCGCAACTACAAGGCCGGGGAACAGGTGAGACGCGGGGACGAGATCGCGTGTCTCGACACCGCGTTTTATCGGTCGGTCAATTCCGACCAAGAACCTGACGATGGCGGGCAGGTGGCTGTCGAGACCATTCTTGATGAGGTCGAGGAAACCATCGTCGACGAGGACATGACTGGCGCATCCCGAGAGCAGGTGGCGCGCGGGACGATCCAGCGCGTCCGTCGCAGACTCAGTGAGGAGGCGGACGATGGCGAGTGAGCTCCCGACGATCGAGTTCGTCGGCCAGGACGGCGTCCGGCGAGAGCAAGACTTCCAGCGCGCCCCGCACGCCCCGTGGCAGGCGCTCCTCGTTGAGCGCGAGGAGCAGGGCGGCGAGATGCGCTATGTCGGGACCGAGCAGCTGCGCGATCTCCGCGTCGACGGCGAGCCTGTCGGGGCCGTGTCGCTGGTCGACGTTCTGGAGAGGCCGTAACGATGCGTTCATTCGCGGATCCGGAGACGCACTTTGAGATTGTCCCGAGCGGGAGTCCGCCGAGCGTCGACGGCCTCGCGATCTCCGAGCCGAAGTATCTCCGGTGTTCGGAGTGTACCGCCCAGGTGCGGATCGACAGTCCCGACGAGACGCAGACGACGATCGACGACCTCCCGCACGACCGCGGATGCTCGCAGCGCGCGGTGAAAAGCGAGTGGTGGGAAGAGCAGTACGTGCGGTAA